CATAGATCTGCAGCAGGTTTTATTGCAGATGAGGACAGAAGAAGCATTTCTGTTCGAAAGGAAGCAATAAAAGACATTGAAAATTACCTTCAATTGCATCCTGTAATAGGCGGTATGCGTAGGAAGGACGCAAAAGATAGGAATATTTTCAATGATGATATTTCTAACTACTTTAAAGAAGTTAAGATGTTTGAATCTTGGTTTAGATGGTGGAGAAGATTACCATATGACATGCATGTCTCCGACTATAGATTAGCACGTAACATTGCCATATGTAACGCTAAATCAGCGTATGCCGGTGACTATGCTTCTATGGATAAACACTACGGTGTTCATGCATTTAAGAAGGTTGCTTTGGCTTATGGTACTCTAACCGGAAGTACATTGGAGGAATTGCAAACAATCTACATGTTCTCAGAAGAGTTGTTCTCAACTGAGTGCATTGCAGGTTCTACACTGTATAAAGGAACTCATACCCTTTATTCAGGCATATATCCGACACATGACTTCGAATCCCCTAAGAACTTCATCATACTTCACGAGACCGCGAGACGCTGCAATTTTGTAGTTGTAAAGGATTATAAACCTTTAAGATCGAATGAATGTATGATAGTAGTTTGTGGAGACGATTCAATTGTCTTATTTGGTCGCCGATTATCTGCTGATGAGTTTAAGCAATTTGCTGACACTCACAAGATGGTTGCATCGGCATTTGGCCAAATAGTTGAAGTTGAAAAGGTCGACACATCTTATGATTACATCACATTTTGTAAGAAGACTTTCGCACTTAGACAAGATGTGAAGGGATTTAAGCATTATAACGATAAGTATCAGACTCCAATACACAAATTTAGTGTTTTGAAGGCGATACACTGTCTTTACCAGCCCGAGAAGTTACCAAAGTTTGACCAACGAGGTTTAGTCATATGGACAGCCTCTATTATGGACAATGCTTATGGTAATGTTGATTGGAAGGCTACATGTATAGCCCTTTATCAACAAAATCGTGACTTGTTCGACTCTTTCGATTATGATGATTATACTATCTCATCTGAGACTCAGCTTTTACTAGACGACGATTGGTGGTTTAGAAATTATGTATCTTTCGAACTCCAATCGAGCCCATTCATCAATTTGATGAAATGGTGCACTAGCGCACACATCTAGAACATAAGCAGATGAATAAATAAGGGAGTCCCCTCTATCCGGG